ATGCCGAAATTGACGAAGTCTGTCGTCGAAACCGCCGAGCCTCGGCCGAAGCAGTTCACCATCTGGTGTTCCGAGCTGAAGGGCTTCGGCGTCTACATTCTTCCGACCGGCAAGCGCACCTATTTCGCGGACTATCGGAACGCGGACGGCTCCCGCAAAAGAATGACGCTCGGCCGGCATAGCGTCATCACGTGCGAAGAAGCGCGCAAGCTGGCGATGGCGGCGCTCGGCGGAGTGGTGAAGGGCGCCGATCCTCTGACAGAGCGATCGTCTCGACGGGCGGCGCTCACCGTGTCCGATTTGTGCGACCTCTATCTCGAGGCGGCGGACAAGGGTCTGGTGACGACGCGGTTCCACAAGCCGAAACGGGCCTCGACGCTCGCTGTCGACCGCGGCCGGATCGGCCGGCATATCGTCCCGCTGATCGGATCAAAGAAGGCCGATCGGCTAACGCGGGCGGATGTCCAGCGGATGACCGACGACATCGCGGCCGGAAAGACGGCCGGCACCTTCAAGACGAAGTTGCGCGGTAAGGCCGTGGTGACCGGCGGCGCCGGAACCGCCCGCCGCGTGGTCGAGCTGTTCGGCGGGATATGGACCTGGGCGGAACGTCGCGGTCATGTCGTCGGACGAAGCCCGACGCATGGCGTCGAGACGCAGAAAGGCGACCCCAAGGATCGCATTCTCTCTCCGGCGGAACTCGCCCGCCTCGGCGCCGTGCTGAAGGAGAAGGAGGAGGCTCTTCCTTTCGCGGTCGCGGCCGTCCGGCTGATCTTGCTGACCGGCGCGCGCCGCGAGGAGATTGTCGGGTTGCGCTGGAGCGAGTTCGATGCAGCCGGCTCTTGCCTTCGCCTCGAGCAGACGAAAACCGGCCGGTCTATGCGTCCAATTGGCTCGCCGGTGGTCGCCATTCTCTCCGCCCTGCCCCGCGATGAAAACGAATTCGTATTCCCGAATCGCAGCGGCAAGCGCCCCGCGGACCTCAAAAAGCGAATCGCCGAGCTGTTCGACGCCGCCGGGGTCGACGACGCGAGAAGCCATGATTGCCGCCGGACCTTCTCCACCACGGCCGACGAACTCGGCTACAGCGAGGCGACCGCCGGGTCGATCATTGGACATGCAAGCCGGGGCGTCACCGCTCGGCATTACATCCGCCGGCCGGACGCCGCGCTGGTAGAGGCCGCGGACAAGGTGGCGAAGCTAATCGAGAGGCGCATGAACGGGATAGAGGCGCAGGTGGTCGAGCTGCCGCGCGGGAAAAAGGACGAGGCGTGAAATCGGATTTGGCAGTCCGTAGCCGCTAAAGTTGCTAAAGCCGCTAATTTCGAGGTCGAGGCCGCTACCCCTGCTACTCTCGCTACCCGGCGCGGCAAAAATTTCCGAGAAAGCGCCCGTTTGGGGAACTGAAGAAACTGACGAAACCTCGCCAAGCGTATCGGCAAGCGATACAAACGCCTTGCCCTCCGTATCATTGAGCGATACATAGAGGCCAGTAACAAGGCTGCTTATGATCCGATCATTCCGGGACCCGGCGACTGAGGCTCTTTTCCGCGGGCGGCTCCGAAAGGCTATCCCGCGGACGTGTTCAAGGTGGCGCGGCGCAAGCTGGAAATGCTCAATGCCGCGGCTCGGCTCGACGACCTGCGCATTCCGCCGGGCAGCCGGCTCGAGGCGCTGTTCGGCGATCGGGCCGGGCAACATTCGATCCGTGTAAACGACCGCTGGCGCATCTGCTTCGTCTGGACCGACGCAGGCGCCGAACAGGTCGAGTTCGTCGACTATCACTGAGTAGGAGTAGAACCATGGCGAGCGAGATGGAAATCGTCGAGACGCTTCCGCCGATGCACCCCGGCGAAGTGCTACGAGAGGAATTCCTCGACCCCCTCGGCCTCTCGGCCGGGCGCGTCGCCAAGGCTTGCGGCGTGCCTCGGACGCGAATCGAGCGCATCGCCGCCGAAGAGATCGGGATCACCGGCGACACGGCGGCTCGGCTCGCCCGCTTCTTCGGCACGACCGCGGAATTCTGGATGAACCTACAGACCCGCTATGAGCTGGCGACGGTGGAGCGCGCCGCCGGCGCCGAGCTGGCGAAGATCGCACGATTCGAGGCGACGGCGGCGTGAGGGCTGGACGCGCTATCGGAAAAAGAAAACCCCGCCTCGGAAGGCGGGGTTGTCGGTCCTGCGGACTTGTTATCGTCAATGAGGACCCGCCGCCCGAAGGCGGACTTGAGGCGCACCACGTTCCCGCGAGCGCAATCGTCGTTTATCTAGGCTCAGACATGCCTTTTGTCAATGAATCAAGTCCGATCGCAAAGAGCACGGCACGGTGAACTCGGCGCAAATCTTCATTTGAAACAGTGATTTGAAGATATTTGCGCATGCCGGTCGCTCTGTCTCTACCCGTATAGGGCAGGCCGAGCCTGTCAAATGAGACCGTAGCAAGCATATCCGCTTTTGCCCATTTTATGCGCCCTTCGTAAGGAGGAGGAGCGTCGACCGGCAATTCAATTCGGCATTGGTAGTGAATGCCCGCGCGCGCCGGTGTCGTGCTCAACGGGACAACGGTGCAAAGTCTGTCCCGGTATGGAAGCCGCGGGGAAATTACGACGGCAAGCCTTTCCTTCACCATCTCAGGCTCACGAAACCCTGTCGTATAATCGCAAATAACTATCATACCCATTTTGGGCGGGAACTTTAGAGCCATTCGATTAAGCGCCTTCCAGCCTCATGCGGAGCTTTGGCGTATTTTTGCGCAGAACCGCTGAAATGCCTACTGCCCCTTTCGCAGCCTCACGCCTGGCCCTTCCCCGTTCTCTGCCACGAAGATCACGCCTGCGGATTCGAGCGCGGCGCGGATGGCGGCGACCGTGCGGGGCTTCAGTTCCTCGCCGGCTTCAAGTCGCGAGACGGTATTCGTCGAAACGTCAGCTAAATCAGCAAGTTGTTTGACGCTCAGGCTTAGAGCAGTTCGCGCCATCCTACACTGGACCGGTAGCATTTCACATTCCTATTGCGATTTCGCTTGACGAAAGCGCGTTTCCGTAGCGTTATCGCATTGTCAGAGCGATTTCGCAAGCTGATTACCACGCCGGACAACTCAGCCCCGGCGAACGCTCCCGGCTTGCCGATAGGAGGATGATAGAATGACAGATAAATGTTGGGCGGACACGCTCTCCAAGGCCGAGCTGGCGGCGGCGTTCGCTGAAACCGCCGCAGGGTTGGTGAACCGCGACGATCTCCATTCCGATCTCGCCGTCACAACCTTGGAAGAACACATCTATCGCGCCGCAAGTCTGTCGCGTGCCCTGTGGCTCGCCATCGAGGGCGTCAACGATATCGACAGCAGGGACAAAGCCGCACTTTACGAGCTTGCGTCGTCCGTCGCGGATCATGCCTGCGCCGCAAAATATGCCTTCAACCGCGACAATGCGCTCGAAGCCGAACGCGCGGCGAAGGCGGCGGCAGAGGCCGACAAAGCCGCTCCGGCTCCCGTGGCCGAGGATATCGAAGGGGCGCGGTCATGACTGACACGAAGAAAATCGTCGAGAAATACGAAGACATCGAATCCGAGATTTGCGACTTGCGCAACATAACGGACATAGTTAGCAGCTTCGTTGAAGACAAACTCAACGGAACGCATAGGCGGTTTATGCACGGCGATCAGCCTATGGTCATGGTGACAGCCCGCGAAGCCAACCTCATGACGTTTTCTATCTATCAAGTCGAAAAGCTCGCGAAGGAATTGCAGGATAAGTTCTATGCGATCACGGAGGCGCGGAAATGAGCCTGATCGACCCGCCCAAGGAAAAGCGCCCCTCCTTAACCCCCGAGGCTCTGGCGCGCTTCCTCATTGCGAAAGCGGCGACCGGCGATCCTGGCGCGAACCACCTCCTCGAGGAGGTGCGCCGCCGCAATCCGCGCCTGTTTGCCCGGCTCGATCAAGAGCCGGACGAAGCCGTCTCTTTCGAGCCGAAGAAAATGGTGCTGCAATGAACGCCGCCCGTATTTTTTTCGGCCGTCTGGCTCTTCGGACCTCGTGGGCCTTCGCTTCCATCGCCGAGTGGCTGCTCGCGCCGGAGCTGCGGCGGCTGTGAACGCACCGAGCCGCCGGGGCTGCGCGCCTCGGCGGAATAGGCTGGAAAAGCCGGGAAAAACCTTCTTAGTTCAAAACCTCATTCGGTCACATAATGTGATTGACGTACGCCAATGACAACGCTATCCATTCATTCACCTAATGTGCTTGAAAGAGGATAGAATGACCGACCAATCAGAGACATTTCCGCCCCGCGTCATCTGTCGCGTGCTGGATATCCCCCAGGGGACGCTCGCGACTTGGGCTGATCGCGGCTACTTCGCAAATTTCGACGCCGCTTTTGCTGAGCGCGGGAAGGCGAGACTCTTTTCGAGGAAGGACGTTCTCGCTTTGGCGTTGATCAAATGCGCCTCGACATATGGCGTGCTCACGTCCGAAATCTCATCCTTTGCGCCGATGGCGGCTGAGGCTGTCCTTCACTACGGACCTAACATCCGCGAGCTGATCATTCGCCAGTATGAGGGCGAGAGTTCCGCTACTTCCATCCGCTACAACGACGACGTTATGGCCGATCCTCCGGAGGCCGACGCTGTCGTGACGATTTCGTTGAATCTGACTCACATCTTCAACAAGGCGATGAAAGCTCTTGATCAGGAGGTCGCTAATCGGGCGGCGTCCATCAAAATGGAAACTCGCCTTGAGGAGGTTGATCCGACTCTTACGAGCATCAGTCGCGTCTTCAAGGGTTAATTAGTCCGTCGTGGCGACGGTTAATCCCTCGTAGGAGATCAAACACTTGACCATCCAAAAATTGCGGGCTGGACCCGCCATGGCGGAGCTTTGCCCGCAGTTCGAGTTACCCGCGCGCTTGCGTAAGCCGCGCCTCAATACCCTCGAGGCGTCTGAATATTTGATGTTGCAGCATGGCGTGAAATGCGCGCCGGCGACCATGGCGAAGCTCCGCAGCATCGGCGGCGGCGCTCGCTACAACAAGTGCGGCGTTTCGCCGGTCTACCCGCGCGAAGCTCTGGACGAATGGGCGCTCGCCCGCCTCGGCCGGCTGAAGAGCAACACGTCCGACATTGGAGACATGCAATGAGCATCGAAGAATCTGCGCACCTGCTTGTGAAGCTTGCTCTCGGAGCTGCGTTTCTCGATGGCGGCTCTCCCGACGTGCTCCTTATCGATGCGGTCGACAATCATTCGGTCGCGCTCGCAGCCGAGGCCGTCTCCAGCGGCATGATCTCTCGCGAAGAGGAGGAGACCTTCGTCATCATCGTCAAAGGGCAGCTTTATAAGGCGAGCTTCATTGCGTGGGACGAGATCGTAGAGGGTGAGGGCTGGAAAGATATTTCGCTCCCCTGGGCGCGGTGGTCGGACGATATCAAGACGACCACAAAAGCCCTGACCGAGAACGCCGCTCTCGACCTGTCGGGCAATCCGAGCCGGCGCCGCGCGATGAACGCCGGTAAGAGGCTCGCGCTCGCCTGCCAGCGCCGCGCGGCTGAGCTGATCCGCGGCTATCCGCTCCCGCGCGCCGGCCGCACGGCAGTTGTCGATGCGCTTAGCGATATTGCGATGGAGGCTTTCGATCGGCGGATTACTGAATTGTCTATGGCCGGCGATAGGGCGGGAGGCCGCGCATGAATCTTCACGAAAACGCCGCCGACTCTCGCGAAGTCGGCGGCGCGGAAATCGCCAAAAACCACGATCGGCATATGACCATGAACGCCAGCGAATGCAAGGGTAAAATGGAGATTGCCGAGCTTGTCGGCTCGCTGCGATTCATCGTCGACAATCTCGACGAGGCCGCGCACGAGGCGACGGTCGCCGCTGATGCGATCGAAGCGAAGAACGTCATCGCCGGGCGCTACCACGTCGCGCGCTTCGCGGCTCACGCTCGCGCAGCCTGTGGCGCCTTCCGCGACATCCTCGGCGCTCCGGTGGGGGAGGCTGCTTGATGGGCGCTCCCGCTGGATTCGATACCTGGACGCAGGCGCAGCGCGACGCCTGGGCTGCGGAGGGCGCGCGCGCTTATGGTGAGCGCGAGGCCAAGCGGGCGGCGGAGAATGAGCGTCGCCGCGCCGAGATATTTGCCGAGCAAGAGCAGCGCGTGAAAGCTAGCTGGCCCGCGCCGAAGCCGATTGAGTCCTCTCTCCCCGCTGTGGCGCGTCTTGATGCTGATCTCCTCCCCGAGGCGATCAGGGACTATGTGCTCGACGTGGCGGACCGTCAGCAAGCGCCGCCCGACTTCGCAGCTATCGCAGCAATCTGCGGCCTCGCTTCGATCATCGGCAACGCTGCGCGCGTCCGGCCGAAACAGCATGATGATTGGGAAGTCGTCCCGAATCTCTGGGGCGCGATCATCGGTCGACCGAGCGCGATGAAGTCGCCGGCTATGCGCTCCGCCCTCGCGCCCGTCTATGCGTTGCAGGATGCGCTGCGCAAGGAATGGGAGGCTGCGCAGCGTGAAGCCGATATCGAGGATGCGCTGTCCGATCTCGACGCCGCCGATGCGCGCAAGAAGGCGGCGAAGGCGATCAAGGCCGGCGACCGCGAAGAAGCCAAGCGTCTGATCGCCGAGCATTCGAAAGACGACGAAGAGGAGGCGCCATGCCCTCGATTGATCGTCAATGACGCCTCTGTCGAAAAACTCGGCGAACTGCTGAATGAAAATCCTCGCGGGCTGCTGCTGATACGCGACGAATTGCCCGGCTTCCTCGCCCGCATGGAGTCCGAAGAATATCAGTCCGAGCGCGCCTTCTATCTCGAGGCGTTCAACGGCGACGGCGCTTTCACCTATGATCGCATAGGCCGCGGGACCATTCACATCGCCAGCGCGACACTCTCTATGATCGGCGGCGTCCAGCCGGCGCGCATCGCGCCGCTCGTCAAGGGCGCGATCACCGGCGAGCGCGACGACGGGCTGATTCAGCGTCTTCAGCTTGTCGTCTGGCCCGACGACCTCTCCTCATGGACATGGACCGATCGCAGTCCGGGCGCTCTGGCGCGGGAGCGATACGATCAAGCGTTTCGCGATCTTCACGACTTCGCGAACGGATGCGCGGAACCGGCCGTCTTCGGCTTCACCGCCAAGGCGCAGGATATCTTCCGCTTGTGGATGACCGAGCTTCAGAGGGAAGCGCGCTCCGGCAAGCTCCCCTCGGCCTTGGAGAGCCATCTTCTGAAAATGCCGAAGACCGTCGCGTCGCTGGCGCTGCTCTTCCATCTTGTGGACGGCGGGCACGATGCGATCGGCGCCGAGGCGACGGGGCGGGCGCTCGACTTCGCGGAATATCTGCGCAGCCATGCGCGACGGCTCTACTCGGCGGGCGCCGTTGCGGTCGAGAATGGCGCGAAGCTGATCGTCGAGCGCAGGGCGCAGTTGCCGGAGCCGTTCACGGCACGGGACGTTCAACGCAAGGCATGGGCGGGGATTGCCGATCGCGATTCGGTCGGGGCTGCGATCGATCTCTTGCTCGAAGGTGGCTATTGCCGCGAAGCGCCCGTCCCGACCTCTACCGCGGGCGGGCGGCCGACGACCTCCTACATCTGGCATCCGCAGCTTAAGGTGGAGGGCTGACCATGGGCCGATGGCTCGCCCTCGCCCGGGCCGACGCGGACGAAAAAAATCTGAAAACGCCGTTTGGCGGCACTGACAAAACTGACGAAACCCCAGCCGGCGAGGTTTTGTCAGTTTCGTCAGTTCGCCAAACGGGCGTTACCGAAAAAATTTCGGGGCCGGCCGACGGCGGCTCGAATGGTTTCGTCAGTTTCGTCAGTTCGGCAAAGGGTGCTTTCTCAGAAAAATTCCCCGCCCCGCTCCCCGCGCCCGAGCCTCCCGCTCGCCCGCCGGTTGCAGAGGCCGAGACGCCCGAGGCGGCTGTCGCCCGCCTGCTGGACGGGATGGCGGCGGAGAACGCCGCTCGCCGCGATTGGTGGCGCGAGCCGGACCCGGAGCGCGGCTCCGGCAAAGTCACGATGCGCAGCATCGTCACCGGCGACGAAATCACGATCGATCTTCGAACAGGAAGGACAATGCATTGACCGCTCACGCCTTGATCGCCGGCACATTGTTCCGCGCGCCCGAGCAAAAGACCGCGAAGAGCGGCAAGCCCTACGTCTCGGCCACGATCAGATGCAAGGAAGGCGACGGTTCGCAGTTTTGGCGCATCATGTGCTTTTCCGAGAGCGCCAGCGCCGAGCTGATGCGGCTCGCGGACGGCGACGCCCTGAGCGTCCAGGGCTCTATGCGCGCCGAACTATATCACCCGGAAGGCGGCGAGGCGCGCATCAATCTGACCGTGTTCGCGGACGCGATGTTGCCGCTCCGCCCTGCGCCGAAGCCGCGCAAGATGAAAGAGAAGGTCGAGCCGCAGCGCGCCGCTCCGGCCGATCGCGGCCTCTCCCGACATGGCGGCGATAGCGAAGACTATTTCCGCGACGAAATGCCGTTCTAGCCGGCTATGTGTTGCCATCCCGCAAAGATTGCGCAAAGGAAACACTTAAATGAGTCGAGGGCCTGGGCGGATAGAGCGGGCGATCGAGGCCGCGTTCCAACAACATCCTACGACGACATTCTCGGCCGGCGAACTGTGCCTCATTTCCTATCCTGGCATAAACCAACCGGAGAAGCGCCATCGTGTGTCCGTCATCCGGGCGGCGGATAAGGTGGCGCCTCGCCTTCACTGGCGATATCGACATGCAGAGCGACCCGGCGGTGAGAACGTCTATTTCAACCTGCTCAACGTCCGCTCCTACGCGCTGGGGAAGCTGCGTTGCACGTCGAGCTATGTCCGACTTGCTGACCTCGAGGAGCGCGTCGACAATCCCGACGCGTATCGATCCGAATGGGCGAGGTGTCAGCCCGGCGGCGTCTGGTGGCGACATGTCGAGATTCACCGGGCGGACATCGCAGGCGACGCAGACGAGTCGTCACGTCTCCAAGAGGAATTGAAGGGGCTGGTGCTGAAAGGTAGCTACTGAGAAACGCCGCGAACGCCTGAGAATACAACAGAAAAACAACCTACGTCAGCAGTATTGACCAATCGCGCGCGTGCGCGGCGATATGGTCGCGATGCTGGACTCACTCAAATCTCTGGTTCTCAAAGCCTTCAACGTCCCGCTGTCTTCTCCGATGGCGTTGGACGTTTTCGGCGTGCCTGCGTCGGGTTCGGGCCTGTATGTCGACGCGCTCGCGGCTTTGAGGGTGCCGGCTGTTGCCGCTGGCGTGAAGCTCATAAGCGAAGCGGTCGCGACGCTCGACGCGCATCTGGTTCGCGAGACTTCGACCGGCCGCGAGACGATTGCGCCGACCGATCATCCTGCCGCGCGCGTGCTCGAGCGCCCCGTCCCGTGGCTCGGTGAATCCGAATGGAAGCGCCAGATTGTCGCCGATGCGCTGCTCTGGGGCGATGGCCTCGCGCTCGTCAATCGCGTCCGAGGCGAGCCGCGCGAGCTGCCGCGTATCGACCCGCGTAGCTGCAACATCATCGTCGACATGGTGACCGGCGAGCCGAGTTACACTGTCGCTCTTCAGCAAGGCGGCTCGGAGACGTTCACATATAAGGACGTGGTTCATCTCCGCGGACAGACGCTCGACGGCGCGAAGGGGCTCGGTCTTGTCAGCCTCGGCGCTGAGGCGATCGGGCTCGCCCTGGTGCTCGAGGGACATGCGACGCGCCTGTTCTCTCGCGGCGCTCGGCCGGGTGGCGTGCTGGAAATGCCGACGAAGATTCACCCTGACGTGATGTCTCGTCTGCGGGAGAGCTTCGCGCAAGTTTATCAGGGGACCCACAACAGCGGCAAAACCGCCATCCTAGAGCAAGGCGTGAAATTCACGCCGCTGCAATTGTCCAGCGTGGACGCGCAATTCCTCGAGCTACGGAAGTTCCAGACGTTAGAAATCGCGCGGCTGTTGAACATTCCCGCCGTGCTGCTCAATGATCTTGAGCACGCGACATTGAACAATAGCGCCGCGCTGGCGCAACTCTTCCTCGACCGCACGATATCGCCGATCCTCGAATTGTTCGAAGATGCGCTCGAACGCACTCTGTTGACCGACGAAGAGCGCGACGGCGGCTATTGCATCGAGTTCTGCACCAATAACTTCGTTCGCGTCGATCTCGACAAGCGTTTCGCCGCGCTGAAGACAGGCATTGAATCGGGCGTTCTCACATTGAACGAGGCGCGCCAGCGTGAAGGGCTCCCGCCAGTAGAGGGCGGCGACAAGCCGATGCGATCGGTTCAAGTGCTGCCGCTCGACGCCGCGTCGGCTCCGCAACCGCAGACGACGGAGCCGACACTGTGACGCTCGAAACAAGAGACATCACGCTCGAACTCAAATTCGCTGGCGCGCAAGATTCCGGCGCGTTCGAAGGCCTCGCGGCGGCATACGGCAACATCGATAGCGCCGGCGACGTCATTGCGCCCGGCGCGTTCGCTGCGTCTCTCGCCGACCACAAAGCGGCCGGCACATGGCCCGTTCTCTTGTGGCAACACATGCAGGACGAGCCGATCGGCGTTATCGACGCGCTGCATGAGACGCCCGCCGGCCTGCATATTAAAGGTCGGCTCGACCTCAATGTGAGACGCGGCGCGGAAGCGCATTCACTCATCAAAAGCGGAGCGATCAAGGGCCTTTCGATCGGCTTTCGAACGATCGACGCGACCCGCGATGCGCGCGGCGTCCGCACGATCAGGAACGCATACCTCGGCGAGATCAGCATCGTCACGCTCGCCGCGAATGACAAGGCGAAGGTGACGAGCATCAAAGGTGCGAACATGGAAAATGAAGACGACAACGGTAGCGTCGCCGAGATCAAGACCAAGCTCGAGGAGCTGGAAGGTAAGACCGCGAAGCTCGACGAGATGGAGAAGAAGCTCGCCGATGCGGAGAAGCGCGCGGATGCGTTCGAACTGAAGCTGAAACGCCCCGGCGGCTCCGCTGCGAAGGATGATGCTCCGGCGATCGAGACGAAGGCTTTCGCGGTGTTTCTCCGCAAAGGCCGCGAAGCGCTCGACCCGAACGAGTTCAAGAGCCTTCGCGTGTCCGACGACACGGCCGGCGGCTATCTCGCGCCGGCGGACTTCAGTCGCGAGGTCGATAAGAACATCGTGCAATTCTCGCCCATTCGGCAGGCTGCGCGCGTCGGTATGACGGCGAGCGGTTCCGTCATCGTTCCGCGTCGCACTGGGGCGCCGACTGCGACCTGGACCGGCGAAACCGAGACGCGACCGGCAACGGGCTCGTCTTACGGACAGGTCGAAATTCCGATCGAAGAGGCGGCGTGTTATGTCGACGTGAGCAATAAGCTCCTCGAGGATGCTGCGGTCGATATCGCGGCCGAAGTGGCGTTCGATCTCGCGGAAGAGTTCGGGCGCATCGAAGGGCTCGCCTTCGTGTCCGGCGATGGCGTCAAGAAGCCGCTCGGATTCATGTCCGATGCGAATATCTCCTACACCCCCGGCGGCGACGCATCGCTCATCAAGGCCGATGGAATATTCGATCTCTATTACGGGTTGAAGCCCTTCTATCGGCAGCGCGCGGCGTTCATCGCGAACGGCTCGACCATCGCGGCGATTCGCAAGCTGAAAGATTCGCAGGGTCGCTATTTGTGGGAGCCGTCGCTCGCGCTCGGACAACCGGAGACACTTCTCGGCCGTCCTCTCATCGAGGCCGTGGATATGCCCGACATCACCGGCAACGCCTATCCTCTCGCGTTTGGCGACTTCTCGACGGGCTATCGCATCTATGATCGCGTGGCGCTGTCGCTGTTGCGCGATCCGTATTCGGTCGCGACTTCGGGACTAACGCGCTTCCACGCTCGCCGTCGCGTCGGCGGCGCTGTTGTTCGCGCCGAGGCTATCCGCAAGCTCAAAATCGCCACTTCGTAAGGAGAGATCGCCATGCGCGATATGTGCAACAACATCCTCGTCAAGCGAGTTCTCTCGCCCGTGTCCGTGTCCGACAACACGGCGCAGGTCGGACAAATCATCGACCGCTCGGGCTATGATGCGTTGGCCTATGTCATCAATATCGGCTCGGTCGCCGATGCGGATGCGACCTTCGCGGTTCTCCTCGAGGAGAGCGACGCCTCGGACATGACCGGCGCTGCGGCCGTCGCCGATGCTGACATGATCTCGCAGACGAGTGGAACTGCGCCGGAGACTGCGGCGAGCTTTCAGTTCGATTCCGACAATCAGGTTCGGAAGCTCGGCTACATCGGATCGAAGCGTTACACGCGCTTGACGATCACGCCCGCAAGCAACGCGAGCGCCGCGCTCATGTCGGCTGTCGCCGTGCTCGGCCATCCGCATAGCGCCCCTGTGACGCAGGCGACTTCGTAATTGCCAGCGATGGCAGCGACGGCGACCACGGATGAACTGGCGCCGTCGCACAAAACTTCGGGAGCATCTTCTGACGGCGACGCGGCAAGCCGAATAGCGAGAAGCGTGATGCGGGCTCCCGATGCAGTGTGCCGTTCAATCGCGCAAGGCCGCACCTTCAACATGAGTCCATACATGCCCTACGCCGCGCCTCGCCATTGCTCTCGTCACCATCGGCTGTTCACCGGAACGCGTTGCCCCGACTGCGAACGCGAGTCGAAAGTGCGCGCCGAAGAGAGACGGCCGAGCGCGACCGAGCGCGGCTATAACCACGACTGGCGCAAAGCGAGAGCGCAGTTCCTCGAGGTGCATCCGACGTGCTGCAAATGCGGCGCGCCGGCGACCGTGGTCGACCATGTGGTAGCGCACAAGGGCGACCGGGCGCTGTTCTGGGAGCGGACCAACTGGCAACCGCTGTGCCGCCCCTGTCACCAGACGAAGACGAACCGGAGCGACGGCGGCGGCTTCGGCGGCCGGACCCGACGATGACCGGCCGCGCCCGTCCCCCTCGCCCGCCGCCCCGTCGCCCGACCCGCCACCAGGGGGGTGGGTCCGAGGTCGAGCGGGCGAGAGGCAACCGGACGCCTCCGCTCGTTCTCGATAGACCAGAATTGAGCAAACACACATAAGGATATCTTTATATGCGGGGAGCAAAACCGAAGCTTGAAGCCATCGCCGGCGGCCTATCCCGTCTTCCGCCGGCGCCCGCGTGGTTGCCTTCCGAGGCGAAAGCGGAATGGCGGCGCGTGGTTCCGGGCCTGCGAGAGCGCAAGACGATCACGCGCCAAGACCTACAGGTCCTCGAGGCTTATTGCCTCGCCTGCGGGTTGGTCCGCTCATCTCAAAAGATCATCGCGGCCGAGGGCGATATGATCGAGACGACGCGAGGCGAGAAGAAGCGGCACCCGGCGCACCAGACGCTCTTTCAGGCTTTGACGGAATCCCGCCGGCTCGCGGCCGAGCTCGGCCTGACACCGGCGAGCCGGAACAAGGCGCCGATCGCCGAGGATGACGACGACCTTTCGGACCTCGACCTGTGACAGACTCCTACCCGTCGTGGATATTCGACGGCTCGCCGATCGCCGACCCTCTCGGTTACGGCGAGCGCGCGGTCGGCTTTCTGCGCCGGCTGCGCCATCCGAAAAGCCGACTATCGAAGCGAGCCTTCGATCTCACGCCCTGGCAAGAGCGGATCGTCCGGCGCGTCTATGGTCCGTGCCATCCTGACGGCCGTCGCATCGTGCGCAATGTCGTCATGCTGCTTCCCCGCGGCAACCGAAAGACCTCGCTCGGCGCGGGCCTCGGCCTGCTACATGCGATCGGGCCGGAGCGCATACCGGGCGGGCTGGCGCTGTTCGCTGCGTCCGATGGGGAGCAAGCTCGTATTGCCTTCGAAGAAGCGGCGGCTATTTGCCGCGAGGATGAACGCATAGAGAAGGCGCTCCGGTTCATCGATTATCGCCATCGCATAGAGCATCCGAAGTCCGGCGCGAGCTTGCGGGCGATCTCTTGCGACGCGGCGCGCCAGCACGGCAGCACGCCGACCTTCGCCCTGGTGGACGAGCTGCACGCATGGCCGAAGCGCGATCTTTGGGACGTGCTGCGCACGGGCTTGGTGAAGACGCCGGGCTCGCTCTTGGTTGTCATCACCACGGCGGGCCGAGGCCAGCAAAACGTGGCGTACGAGATCGTGGACTATGCCCGAAAGGTCGCCCGCGGGGAGATAGAGGACCCTGGCACTCTGCCGATTCTATTCGAGACGGCGGCGGATGCGGACTGGCGCGACGAAGGGATATGGCGGCGGGCGAATCCGGGCCTCGCCCAAGGCTTCCCGGACATCGAGGGCCTACGCCAGCTTGCGCGGGAGGCCGAGGCGCGCCCGGCTGATCGTGAAGCCTTCAAACAGTTGCACCTCAATGTTTGGCTCGACCATTCCGTCGACCCGTTCGTCGACATGCAGATTTATGACGAGGGCGCGGAACCGCTCGACCTCGAGGCGCTGGCAGACGAGCCCTGTTACCTCGGCGTCGACCTATCCAGCAATTCCGACCTTACCGTCGTCGTGGCGCTCTGGCGCGTAGGTGACGGCTATGCGGTCCTTCCGCATTTTTTCTGTCCCGGCGACAATCTTCGCGGCCGGCAAGATCGAGATGGCGTCCCTTATGTCCGATGGGCGGATGAAGGTCACATAGAGCCGACCATCGGAAACGTCGTCGATTTCCGGGCCGTCGAGGACTGCGTTCGCGATCTATGCAGTCGGTTCAACGTGCGGGAGATCGGGCTCGACCCTCACCTCGCCCGCTCGACCTTGAACAATCTGGCCGAAGACGGCTTCCCGGCTGTGGAGGTTCGGCAAGGCTGGGTCACCATGGCGCCGGCGATCAAGGAATTGGAACGCGCGATCGTCGGGCGGCAATTCCAGCACGGCGGCCATCCTGTGCTTCGCTGGTGCTTCGATAACGTCGTCGTCGAGACCGATCGCGCCGGCAACCGGCTTTTCACCAAGGGGAAGGCGAAGGAGAGAATCGACGGCGCGGTCGCCTGCGCTATCGCGATCTCTTGCGCGTCAAATGATGGCGCCATGCCTAGTGTCTATGAGACCGAACGGCCGGAGGGGTTCTTGTGGGTTTGA